GCACCATCTACATCGAGAGCCGAGAAGCTGAACTGTCCGGCGAATGTTTCTATATTCTGTGTGACTGCCATCGCCGTGAAATTGGTATATGGCACGCCATCTACTACCAATGCCATCATGCCGACAGCACCTGAATGTTTCCGGCTATAAATGATATGTCGGCTGTATTATTAAGCGCGGCAATAGAGTCTGTTACGGCATCATCGTCTGCGCCATAATAAGCAAAACACACGGCCCGAACGGGTCGCTGTGCGGTCCTGACTGCCAATAAGCGCCTTGCATTGACCCGCTCGGCATTCAGGAAAGCGTTTGTCAGCGTCCTGACCTTCATAATGGCATCGCGCAAATCGCCGGATATCTCGCCATCGATTAGCGAGTCGTACTGCGATTCTAGAGTTGCCTTGACGCCGTCAATATCGTCCACGGTGGCATATTCCTTGACCGCTGCGGCTTGGTATGCGTTTACCAGGTAAGCGGCTTTCATGCCGTTAACCATAAGGTTCTGATTGATGCGCCGCTGTATGCGCGAGTACGTGTTACCTGTTACGAGGTCGAGATTGTCGCCAAACCCAAACATATTAAGGTAGACGTCAAGCGCGCTATCGACCGTGTTATATAGGCCTCGTGTTGATTGAACTACGTCGATCAGTGAATCAGCGAGTAATTGCGGGGCCTGAACAAGCGCAACGACATCCGCCTGATAGCTGTTAATACTGGCATTGAATTGGTTTATTTTGCTGGTAACGACAGGAACAACCGACACAGCATCACGTGCGGTGCTGAAAAATTCTGACAGTGTTTCAGTAGCAGATCGAAGATTGATACCATCTGATACCTCGAATCCATTTACGATGTCATCGGACACCTGCGTAGTGGCCGCATTAACGGCTTTGTTAATGTTCGACAGCGAGTTAACGTCTGGCTGTGGTATTACGTTCTTATTATCAACCTCAAATGTCAGATTGAATGTACACACGCCGAGGTTTGTGGTGTCCTCATCGAACGTATAAGGCATTGCCACCAGCTGCAGGTCTACGCTGAAGAATGGATGTGATAGCGTTCCGACGCCGCCACGGTCAAGCGCGGTTATGAGCCTGTCACGGTTATTAAAATATGATTGAGGGTCAAGCGCACCGTCTGCATAGTCGGTAATAGTAGTAACAACCAGCGAGAACGTCTTAGGCTTAAACCCTAAATCTTCAATGGCCTGCTTTGATGAGTTGGGGAATTCATGCTTGATTGTTTTGCGGCCACCAGAAGTCGAAGCCGATACAACCAGAAAGCCGGCGCCATTGAATGAGCCTGAACGCAGTAGCGAGTCTATTGTCATGCCATCGACTTTCCACGGTTCATAGTGAAGCCTCGGGTTGAGCTTGCAGCGGATACGGTGGCTTTTGTACCTTTGTCGGTGGTGACGTTTACATCCACATTACCATTAACTGTATTCTGATTTTTCGTTATGGCTTCCTGTGTCAGCTTGTGCTCTGAGCTGTCAGGCATCCACGACTTGAAAGTAGCCTTGACTTTTTCCCAGTTCTTGATCAGCTGCACAATGCCATATATTACGGCGGCAATGGCGACAGCTATTCCAGTGATAAATAGTCCAACAGGGTTAGTGGTGAGGAATAGCATAGCGCGTCCGCATACAACTATGGCGGCTGACAGGGCTTTCCACGCAAGAATCATCTTAGGGAGTACGGTCAAAAACGTACCGAATACAAACAACAACGGCACACTGACAGCCATGAGTATCAGGATTGCACCGGCAACGCCTTTAATGACGGGGTTAGACTTTGCAAGTGATGTCATGAGCCACGTAATACCGTGAATCATCGGAACCAATATAGGAGCAATCATTGCGCCCATTGATTCTGCAAGGTTTTTGAATTCTTTTGACATATTCTGTAGCGGTTGTGTATCAGCTATTATTTTTGCTTGACCTTTATACTTTCCTTCGAGTAGTTCCAGAACCTTGGCTTGTGCTAGTCCTGCTTGCCCTGATTTTACAAGGTATTTTAAATACGCTTCCTGTTGCGGAGCCAATATCACACCCGCTCTAGCAAGCGCGCCGGCGGCTTCTGCTGGTTTTGATAGCGCACGACCAACGGCGATAGATACAGTGCCTAAATCTTTCTCAAGATATGCCGACATATCAACGACAGCCTGTTGCGCACGCGTCATCGTGTCTCCGGTAATGCTTCCAAATGTCAGCATCCGACTTGTAACCTGATTGAGAATATCATCCGCTTCGTAAAGCGAGTTCATGCTCATCTTATCGGCGGCATCTTGTAACTGTTTTGATGTAAACCCGGCACGATTGCCAGTATTGGCAAGCGTCTTTGATACCTTCGCGATTGCCTTCTCTTGATCAGTCCACTCCTTAAAACCGATAGCGAGAAAACCGGTAGCAGCGGCTGAATACCATTTCAAGTCGCCAGCCAAAGATTTCATCCTGCCACCGGCAAGGCGCATCTTGTCAAATGTTGTGCTGGTTTTGGCAACCTCTGCCTGTAATGATTTTACTTTGCGCTCTGCCGCCTCACTCGATTTCTCAAACGAAGCCAGCACCTTCGAGAACTTGTCCGATGCGATGAAGTTGTATACCGAATTGAAATTAGCCACTTTTACTCGCCGCGTTTAGTTTGTTTGCTAAGTGTTCAGCATCTTTGATCAGGTCATAAGCGTAGGTGATGGGCAGAACGTCGTGGTACTGAATGAAGTCAACACTGCCGCCTATGAACTTGCACGCTGCCAATAACGCCCTCCTGAACTCGACAGGCGAGTCAGGCATCAGGAAGGCATAATAAAATTTGCGAGGTATTGACCCAGCATTGCGTCTACGTCGTCAAGCGATATCTTCTCGAACAATGAGCGCGTCAGGTCTTTCTCGCCTTCAACACTGCATGCGCCTTCTGTTAGCAGTTGCGAAAACTCACCGAGCACGCGATTAATATCAACGCCAGGCGCTGCATAGATTGCCAACGCAAGAGCGTCACCAACGTCTTTAATATCGTCATCGGTTAGTTTTGCGTCAGGCTTTGCCGCCGATTCTGGCTGTGCGGATTTTGGCTTTTGCGATTCCATCCACTGAAACGCAATCATTAATTGCTGTTTCAATATAGCTCGGTGAGCTATGTTTTTTCCAGAAGGCGCTTTCAGAATTAATTTAAAACCATCAACCTGCGCGCCATCGCCTGCATATTTGATAGGCGTGGTTAAGCAGAATTCTATCTCTGATTTTTTCATGATGTACTACACTCCGTTATTAAACGAGGGGAGCACCTTGGAATTCTAACTCTACTTTGCCGTCATCTGACAGCGTGATTTCAGGGTCATTAACCATAGTGCCTTGCGACATAGTAAGATTCACAGATCCCAATTCGATGACGTTGCCGCCACCGTTTGACTGCCACAATTCTTTAAGCGCGATTGCCTGCTCTGTTGAGTAGACAGAAAACTTAACCATGCCTTTTTTTGTTTCAACATTGGTAGACGTAACAACAGATACGAGGCCATTACCGGCGCTCTGGACCTTCACAGACTGTTCGCCTTTGCCAGACTTGTACGATACAGAGTTTGGCACGACGTTAACCGTGATGTCATTAACAACTACCGAGGGGTCGCTAATTTGTTCGTATTGTTCAGCCATGATTGCCTCTGAGATTATTAAAACGTTGCGATTGACAGCTCAATCGTGTACAGGATATTGCGTAACTGGGTAACGATTGGCAGCACCATAGTGATAGTCACAGTCGTGTCACTGGTAAGCGTGATGACAAGGTTCTCGTCATAATACTCAAGAGCGTCTTGGCCGGTAGACAGCGCGCCAGTAACAACCAGCGCATCATCGGCAAGCTCTTTGTAAAGCTTCTTGCTGAACCGACGAATGCTATCTTCGTTCGCCATNGCACGACCAGGTATNACAGCGCCTTGNGTCAGTCGNTGNTGATTGAANCGAGCGCGATAGTTGTTGAAATAAAACTCGCGGCACTCGCGCCCCGTGTCGTCGTATTCCTCATACTTGAATGTGTTGTCTGGGTTAGCGGCGGCATCTGTTTTGTAAGTAGTAACCTGTTCGCCCATCAGAGCGTCGGTGTTGTTCAGGTTGTTACCCCATACGGATATGCCGGCTGTAACTAAGTCCTCAATCTCGTCTTCAGAAAAGCCGTCGCCAGCCTCAACCAAAGGCATATAAGCAAGTGGGGTGTTGAAGTATGGCAGTGATGCAATAGCCTTACCGCCGAAACGGTCGAGCGAACCCATATTAGCAATTACAAGCGATGCAATGTTAGCGCCATCAGTAAGACGTAATGCGCGAATGCCTGAATCCTGCGCGGCTTTACCGTAGCCGAGTTCAAGCATTGCGGGTCCTTTGTACGATGTTTCAGCGACTTTAAGGTCGCCAATGATCTTAAGATTTTTGTCGTTGTGCGTGTTGCCCAATGTTTCGAGGTTTGCGAATGTGTCGTGTGTTGCAACGTTAGCGCGTCCATCAAGGATGCGACCGGCAAAGTTAAAGCGTGGGTCAATGAATGATTTTACAGTAGTCAGGTCGGCAGTATATGGCCATACGATATTCTGGTAGCGTATGCCTTCGACTACATCGAATAAACCCGTGAATGATGGGTCAGTAGCACCAGCAGACATAACAGTGACGCTGTGAGTGATACCGGCAACAGTTCCCTCGATACGCAGACCGATAGAGTTGCCAACAGTGCCATCATTAGCGGCTGTGATTGCAACAGAGCCGGTAGTGTTCACGGCGGTAACGGGCACTTGCGTATCGGCAGTTATAGCGGCCTCAATAGCGTCGCCAATAACGGTAGCTGTATCGCCGCTGAGTACAGCGATGTCGTATTGATGGTCGAGCGCAGAACCAACAGTGACTGTCAAAGTGCCTGCCTCAGTAGCTGTACCAACAACGGCAATAGCGCCGGCAGCAGCAACACCTGAGCCGTTATCTGCCAATGAAATAACGTCAATCTGTGTAACAGAGTTAACTTTGCGAATGTTGCGGATAATTCCGGCAACCATAGAGCGATAACCGAACAAAGTATTCACTGTCAGGTTATTGTTTTGTACGTTTTCAATCAGTGCTCCGGCAGTAGCTGTGCCGCTGATTTTCTGACCGACTACAAGAATCTTTTGTGGCTGGTTTTCAATCGTGGTAAACGCATTAGTCAGCGTTCCCTGTACATTTGGTTGGTTAATTTGCGACTGACTTGCCATTTACTTTATCCTCTTTGGATTTTTTAGCAGGAACGATGCGCAGGCATCCGTCAATTTCAGAATCTTTCAATCTGCGACGCAAAAAACGGTCGAGAATTACACCATCTGAATCAGTCTCTACGCTGATAATTTTGCCAGCGATTGGGAATCTCCCCATCGGCTTTACAATTTCAATATCAACAAATGGCATTTGATTACCTATATTTACTTTCCGCATTTTAACAACGCGCATATATATAACGTAGTGCCAAAAGTGGCACACCGACCGTCAAAACAATTTCAAAAAATCCCCACTTTATGGCTATGCGTCAATTTCAAAAAATCCCCACTATTCAACCGCGCTACTCTATTGGCTCGTCGTCCAGATCAACATAACCGAGAATATAATCCAGTGACGTATGTGCGTCCGTCTCGACACCAAGACCGGTAATCGAGAAGTTAATATCGCGGAATGCGTGGTCATCCGATTCGATAGAAGTATCCTGATTAGTGATATTAGAAACTTGCTGGAAGTTGAACACGTGCACGTAGTACGCGCCGCTGTATTCCCATAGGCCGTCGCCGTTGTACGTCGACAGGCCTTTACCCTGAGCAGATAGGTCAGAGCTGAACTGTGCGCCAAGAACCGATTGCAATATAGGAAGCCGCTCATTGATCGCATTGTCACGGGAAATAATGCCGCCTACAGCCGCAGCACTTGCGCCCTTGTTAGGAATGAACAGATACAGCGAAAAGCCTTCGACTATCTGGTGAAAGAAGTCAGACTGCCTGCCGCGCTGTACGTTTGCGTCATTAACGCCCTGTCTATCCTTACTGGGTATAGTTGCTTCCGGCACAACAAAAAGCCAATACTTGCTGTCCGCCGATTGCTTCGTGTATGCCTCCCTGGCCAACTCGTAACTGATTGCACCTGATATACGATGTCCACTGGATGCAGTGGATCCAGTCACTACGTTCGGGCTGGCAGGCGTTCCAGATATGGCGAAAGTAAATGACGTTGTGGTCGGAACGGTAGCAACAGCCTTCAATCCGTTATAGCCGCTGATAAAAGTCTCTTGTAAAAAATCACCCTCAGCAGGGGTGGCTGTGCCTTTGTCAATAGTGAATGAACGCCGATTCTCAACCGCAACTACATTGAATTCCTCATCGAATGACGCGCCGGTTATACGAGCCAATACCTCTATTCCCTCACGCGCATTATAAGTAAGGTCATGGTCTGTGTACGTGGTGATAGTAAGCGTGTCGCCATTATCTGTAATAGTTTCAATCTCAACGGGTACATATACGCCTACTAAATTAACGCCACTTCCAGCCGTTAGACCGTGTGCCGTGGATGTTGTAACAGTAGCGACAGCACCGGTACGCGATACAGACGCGATGTTAACGGTGTTAGTGTACTTCGTCGACCGGCGCGGCAGTTGTGTCCACAGTTGCGCGATGATGTCTTTAACCAGCATATTATGTGCCTTGTATTAAGTTTATTTCATGTCCAACGGCTTCCTGCATCATCGGCATGATTGCGCCATCTTGTTTTTTGACGGCGTTTGGTAGCAGATAGCGCGGATACATGTTGCGCGTGCCGTCATTAACGTATTCTGCATAATTAACGCCAGAACTTCTGCCTCCCGCCCCGAATGCAAGCACCATGCCTGCCTGCTCAAACCCTATCGACTTGCGAAGCGCACCAGAAACATTAGCCGGTGATTCATATGGAGCCGATGCCGTATGGTTACGAGTCTGCGAACCGCGCTTAATGCGATACAGCCTGCCGTGTTTCGGCTTTTCCATCATTTGCTCTCGTGCGGTAGTCGTAAGCAAGCGGCCTACGCGATCAAATCCAACGCGTATACCCTTTGCTATCTTGCGATCAAGCTCGCGTATGTGGCGGCGTATATCGGCATTCGATGCGCCTTCAGTGATTTCAAACGTCATTGTTGTAGTTACTCGTTACGCCGCGATGCGAACACCGCAAGCGCATAAATTCGTTGCGACCGTCCAGGTTATCAACACGCCATATATCAAATCGGATCCCGCCGTCCTCAATCCATACCTCAGCTGTAACGTCCGAGTTATACCGGATGTAATAGTCGTCGGTAATAACGCGCTCAATGTTTGTCCTGTCAAATACAGTCACGCCGTCAATAGACTTGCGCATGGCCCATACCTGGCAGTTAACGTCAGTGCCGAATGTCTCGGTAAAATATGGGGCGTCGTCGTCAGTTGCGGGTGTTATGTCGCGGCTTTTCAGTGTGATCAGCCTGTCCATATCGCCTATGCATACATCACGCTTCTGGCCTCTAATCGGCTTGCAGACTGGCATTAACAGGCGCTCGCGAAGTCGATGATCCTATACATGCTGTATGCCAGACGGGCCTCGGGTGGCGCCTTGTCGCAACCGCAACCGGACTCCATAGAGCAGTCGCCTCGGTTAACATACACGGCTGCCATGTGTGCAAACAATGCTTGCCATAGATCAGGGCATGCCGCCTTAAAAGCCGCAGCTGTTGCATAGCCGGCTGTGAAGATTATCTCTACAGCCTGCAGGCGTTGCGTGTTCAGGTCAGACGGCCATGAGTTATCGGGTGACGGATACAGTATAGAATATGTGCTGCCATCGGTAGCGGTTGTGTAGTACGCCGCGCTTGATACGGTTGTCAGCACGTTCGATGCGTTGTAATACTTAACGCTAGTGATAGCGTTCAATGGCGTACGACGCAGCTCTAACTGGTTCTGGTTGCCATAGCCAAACACACGCGGATAAACCCCGGCAGCATCGGCTTCGCCGAAATAGTCACGATACGTGCGGTATGTTTTGCTTATGAAGTCGCGCTTTGTGTACAGCTCGGCATTACGAGTGACAGCAACAATGATTGCCGTCAATAACGTATCTTCTGAACTATTGGTTATTTTTAACCACGCCTTTAATTCAGTCAGCGTGACAGGATTTTCAGCGGCGGCTACAGTAATCTGATAGGTAGGCGCGCCGGATGATGCTCCGTAGTACATAACGCACCTACCCAGATTAAGTTATTACGCTAATTCAAACTCGGCTACAAAAGTAGTGCGGCATGTAGTAGATGACGCGCCGTCGCTGATAATCTCTAAAGCCTGTGAGGCTGTCAGAGTATTTGCGGCAGTAGGCGTTGCAACGTCCACGTCACCAGCAGCAGAGCCTGATTGAGTGATAGTCAAGCCGCCGTTTGTTACAAGCGCCCCGCCTATCTCGGTTGTGATCACAGCATTAGCGCCGGTGATCGCATTGGCAATAGTGCTAACCAATCGCTTAAATGTACATGCGCGACCCGGTGAAACCCACACGCTACCAGCGGTAGACACGTCGGTCATATCAACAGAAATATAAAGCGACTTCAGCGATACGCCAGTTGCGGTTTCAACGCTGCCACCCAATACCAGAGTATTGTCTGTGCCTGCGCCATCGGGTTGATCGAAATAGTTAGAAACATTAGCGGTCATGATTAGCCTCTACGATGCTTGTTTTTGGTTGGTGTGGGCACTGGCTGTATATCAGCTGGTGCGGTTTCTGGTGCGGTTTCTGGTGCCGCCTGTGTTGATACATCGGCTGCCACAGTTTCTAAAATAACTTCAGCTTTGTTTTCATCGGCTGCCGGCATCATCTTATTTTCTGGCGTGAAGTGCTGCTTCTCTTCAACTACAGGCTTGTCAACATACTCACCGAACCCGGCAACGACAATGGCTTTCGCTACGTCGTCGTGATAGTGGCGCTCGCCAGCTTTTAACTGAAAGCCGCCATGCGAACCAACACAAATGCTGCGCTCTAAATTAACTTTAACTTTTGCCATGATTCAAATCCCAGATATTAGGGGCGGCGTGAACCGCCCCACTATCTTAGTTATTGGTTGTAGGCTGTGTGCGACAGTTGCCAAGTACAGCAACAGCGCCGAACGATGTACAGCCAGTTGTTACGCTGGTTGATACAATCGACAAGCGAACATAACGCTTCTTGCCAACGTAGCCAATGCGTCCCAATGCGTTAGATGCAGTGATAGCAGCGGCGGCTTCAGTGCCTACCAGAAACGTGTCTGATACAGCAGCAGCGTCGGACAGACCGCTATCATCACCATCCTGTATTAACGGCGTGAAAGTGCCGTCAGTGCGTGTACCGGATTTGATTATGAACTCCAAAGACTCATAACCAGCCGTGTCGATAATGGCACCAACGGTAGTAGTATCACTGCCGATAGTCGCATTGCTCAGCGCGTTTGCGCAAAAAATCTGACTGTGTAAATCAATTGATGACATGATAATTTCTCCGATTAGGCTACAGTTAATTTTTTGATTGCTTCGCCACGTACCACTTGACCAGCAAGACGGCGGTGGAAAGTCAGGGCAATCATATCTAGTGCGGCAAGTGTTACCTCGTCGCGAATCATTGTCATCATGGTGCGATCAACGATCATGAAACCGCGCATGAAGTCACCGTAGGCTACAGGTGTTTGACCTGTTGCAACGTCTGGCATATCAATTGCGGAAATGTACGGCTCACCAATGATGCTGTTAGGTTGGCCTGCAGCGATGCCAGGTGCCCACAAGTATTGGCCGTTACCATCTTTCAGGCGACGGATGTACGCCAGAGTGCGGCGGTTCAATACGAAGTAAGGGCTGTAACCTGTTTTCAGAGTGCCTGTCAAAGTGATCA